AGGAATGACAAGAATGAGCTTTGAATCTGCAAAATGGACGACCGAATACATGAACGACCTTCCGGACAGTGCCTTTGCCCTGATTGTAGACGGTGAAAAGGACAAGGAGGGCAAGACTGTGCCGAGAACGAGCCGAAACCTGCCGCACCACGACAGCAGCGGAAGAGTTGACTTGCCACACTTGAGGAACGCCATGGCAAGAGTGACGCACACCTCGCTGAGCGGGGATCAGCAGAAACAGGCGCACGATCATCTGCTGCGTCATTACAAAGAATTGGGCATGGAACATCCGCCCTGCAGCGTTCCAGGATGCAGGGGCTATTCGCCGGCGAGGAAGAAGGGTATGCTCGAGGACTATGAAGCCTTCAGGGTTCATCAAGCAACATGGCTCGAAGCACAAGGTAAACGCGCCATCAAGTTTTAGGACAGTGAAGTGAGACATGCAGCTTCGCTTCTTTGTTCCCTTCAAGGCTCAAGAGGGCACTGACGCGCAGTTTGCCCTCAAAGAGAAACTGATCAACATTGAAGGCGTAGCCATAGACACGAGCGTCAACGCGAACAAGTGGCAGGTACCGAGCGAAGACTTGGATTTTCTCGCTGAAAGCCTCATGGGAGCTCAGCTTCGCGTGGACCACGCCGAGTCTGCTTTGATGGTTATAGGCAGGGTACCGGAAGCCAAGCGCGTGGGCGACACCGTCTGGTTCAGGGCTGAAGTGGGCGAGGAGAAGCTCATCGAGAAGATCCTACGCAACTACGTGACGCACGTGAGCATTCAGGTTGACAGCGACGAGGTAGAGTGCAGCAAGTGTAAACGCCAAACCAGGAAAGAGGGCATACTGTTCCACCTATGCCCCGGAGCCTGGGAAATCGTCCACAAGCCAAGAGTGCGAGAGCTCAGCATCGTGGCGAGCCCGGCATACAAGAACACCGTTTTTCAGCCTGCGGGTTTCGGCGCCGCCATGAATGATTCTCAGTGGGACGCGATCGTCAACTCCGTTTCACAGTCATCTAAAAATGACAAAGATGTGGGTTCTAAGGGAGACCTGCAAGAACCCGAAAACAAAAAGATTGAAGCAAAGGAAGAGGTGAAGCACTTGTCTCAGAACGTTGAGAAAGATGCTTCTCCACATCAGGCACAGGGCGTAGTCAACGTTGCGCCGGGAGAAACAGCGCCGAAACAAGTGGAATACGAGGACCTGATGAATCAGCTTCAAAAGTTGGAGAAGCAGATTTATCAGGGTCCAGGCGTGAGCGACGCGGAACTCGATTTTCTGAAGAAAAAGGTGGCCGAATTGGACGCTGAAATGGCAAAAAGAGCAACGAAACGCCAGCTTTCCAAGAAGATAAGTGAGCTCAGCAAGAAGCTGAGAGAGGCTGAGGCGGAAGCCGAGGCCGAAACAGCCGAGGGCGCAGAAGGAGAAGCGGAAGCCGAGGCCGAGACAGCCGATGGCGCCGAGGCCGAAGCCAAAAAGGGTTCAAAAGCTGGACCCACGAAGCATGCCACAGGCCAAGGCATCGTGGCCATCGACGAGATTCAACGGGATGCGCTGGGCAACTACGAATGGTTCAAGGACATCTTGAAGGCTCACAAGAAACTCTTAGGCTTCAAGTAGGGGCGATAACAGATGAGTGCACCATATTTTGAGGGAACAACCCCGCTGATCGCGGACCGCTACATACTCCGATTCATCGCAGGCGCCGCCATCACAGTGGGCCAGGCCGTCGAGCTGACAGGAGCATGGACCGTTTCGCCGACGACGAGCACAACCGGAAGCTACAAGCTTATGGGAGTAGCTCTGACTAACCAGCCGAACGCTGGTGGAAGCGTAACGGTCATCTGCAGAGGCCTCTGCCGAGCAACATGCTACGGTTCAGTCAGCGCCGGTGATCAGCTGACCACGGCGCCGAACGGCACGCTACAAACGTACACCACACACGACACCGCTTCAGTCGGCAACGCAGTGACAGCTGGAACAAGCGGAGGAACAGCGTACGTCGTCCTCTGGTAGACGTTGAAGGTGACCATGAATGAGTATGGTACGTGATGCCTTCACGTGGGTCGACACGGGCGCAATCGGCTATCCAGCGCTGCACAGTAAAATCATTGAACTCACGATGCCAGCCCTCGTCGTCAAGCGTTTGATCCCAGAGTTTCCGCTCGTCGCGGGTAAGACGGCGACCTTCGTGAAGCAGAGCGGCAGCAGAAGCGCCACGATAGGCGAAGTGAGCGAGGGCTCTGAGATCCCGATGGATTTCACGCCCTACAACACCGTCACCGTTACGCCGTACAAGAAGGGTCTTAGAGAGCGTGTGAGCCGAGAGAACATTGAAGACCTCTACATTCCAGTGATCGAGGACCAGCTTCGAAGGCTCGCTCGAAGGATGGCCTACACGATCGACCTTGACTGCATGACCGTAATCGGCAACGCGGCAGCAAACAACAGTGCCGGAACGGGAACTTCTATGGGGGCCACGGGCACCGAGTTCACCGTAACCGGCGGCCTCGGCACGAAAGATATCCTCGCCGGCAAAGCCAAGATCGAGAGCTACAATTTCATCCCAGACACCATAATCCTCAACCCGATAAACGCACGGTCAGTTTACTATCTCCCACAATTCACGCTGCACGCTCAATACGGAGACCCTGTTATTCAAACAGGAGCCATCGGTCAAATCTACGGGATGAACGTTTACGTTACAAACGTCTGCAGCGCAGGAACAGCATACATCCTCAGCACCGGTCAAAACTTGTCAGCATCGTACGCACCGCTCGGCTTTTTCGTTATCAAGCGGCCTCTCATGACTGACATCGAAATAGTGAAGGAGCTGGACAGCGTCGACGTTACCTTGACGACGAGGTACGCGCCGGTAATACTCTGTGGAGAAGCAATCTACCAAGTAACGGGTCTGTCTGCAAGCTAAGCGACTCTGAACAAAACAGTAAACATTTTCCTGTTTTCTTGTGTTCTCGAATCTCGTTCAGTTCGTCTGACGAGCGAGACGCTGCTCGCGCGACAGCGAGTTCGTTCTACGAAATCAAAAAAAGAGAGAGGTGAAAGACCAAATGAGAAAGGCTTTGCTTGTCGTGCTGGTCCTGCTTACGCTCTGCATGACCGCTTCCGGCCTGATGACCAGAGTCTTCGCAGACGGGAACGAAACAGCTCCTACTACCACAGTGACCTCTGGAGCCAGTATTGATGTTGGGTTCGTAATCGTGCTCGCCATAGTGTTCGCTGGCATCGCAACGCTGGGCTTCGTGATCGCGGAGATCGTAAGCATGTACATCACCCGGAGCGCTCAGAACAGCATCACTCAAACCACTGGAACAGCCATAAACGCAATCGTCGCCATGACAGGAGTAGGCGTTACCGCATCACAAGCTGCAGCTGTCACGGAAGTGTCTGGAGTGCCCACGCAGATCATACCGCCAGAAAAGCCGAGTGCGACAGCGGCGAAACAGCCTTAACAGTTCGGATTCATGCCGTTTTAATTGGCATGACAACCCCCATTTTTAGTCTCTGCAACAACGAGTGAACGGTCATGACGGTAACGTACATTCAAGTTTCAGACGTGCAGAACGCTCTCGGAGCAGCGTACGACGCGACAAGCCAGGTTTACACGGTGTACGGCCTCACACTCCTAGCCGCAGCATTTCAAGCTCACGTCTCCTACGCGAACACGTACATCAACGCGCTAGTTGGCACAGACATAACCAGCGCGGATCCAAGGTACAATCACGCCGTCATCGCCGCCATAGACCTCGCCTGCTTCCGAATTCTTGTCGTGAGCAGCGGCGGAGCCATCGTCGGCGCCTTCGACTATTTCCTCGGCGATCTGCGCGTGTCAAGAGCAGGACCGTACGCGACCGCCGTTAAGAACGCGATCAACGGCTTCCTAAGCGACCTCACGAACCAGATCATCAACCTCACCACGCCCATGATGATAGCCGACGCAGCCGCAGCCCAAGACGTGCCCACCTATGAAGGGGGACTTATAAATCCATGAGTCAAGTCTTGGGGAAGGGAAACTACATAGTTGCCAAGGTGAACGGAACCAGGCAAGTGTTAACGAGCGGTGAAGTTAAGCGGCTGCTTCACGCTGGCTATGACGTCGAAATAATCAGACCCAGATAAACGCTGGCTTGTCCTGACACCAGTCCAAAAGCCCTTTTCCGTGTGCGAGGCACCGCGGTTCTCTCCTTTCTCCTTGCCTATGTTCGATTTGGGCTTCTGGCTGGGCGGGAAAACAGCCTTTCGCTTACCTTGGGCAGCATCCAGAGCAGGGTTCGATCAGGTTTTAACGGACACGCTTAGGCGGCTCAGCAAGCTCGTCTGCCTGAACAGCAGAGAGATCGGTAATTACAGTGGTTGCTGCAGGCGTGAAGTTCGCAAGTTGATTAACGAGTTGTTATCTGATGGTTGATACAAGCACGCTCCTCATGCAGACTCTTCAGAGTAACTGGAGCCTCAGCTCTCCCGGGAAGACTGACGTTTACTGGGTGGACGCCAAGGTTGAGATGATGGACTGGGCGAAGCTGGGAAAAAATATCGTGGTTGCTTGCTATAGTGCTTCTGGGCCCGTTCAAGCCGTTCCGCTGAGTCGTGAAGTCTTTCAGAAGACGGAGAAGGTTATTGTTGACCTCATTGTAAGGGTGACGACTTCTGTTGATGATGCTTTGAACGTGAGGGAGAGCATGCGAGCGGAAGTTTACCGA